TTCTTCCCCTTCTTTCCGCCATTCTTCCCATCCTTCGGTGGTGACGCATGTGCTGGTTGTGGCGGCGGTGGTTTGTATGGTTGCTCTGGACCAATTTGCATGGGCTAATCAGCGATGCTATGGTTTGACAGGCAAAAGTGACGAGCAACAAAAAGGACGATAAACATGACAGATGAAGCAACAGAAACCGTTAGGTATAAATTTGCTTTTATTGTTGATGGTGACGTCGGAATGGTGACGCTTATCAATCAGCAGGAAGACCAGATGAAGTATGTGAACTGCCTAAGAAACAACCCCGAGATTGTGGAAGTAAAGCAAGACCATAAATTATTGCCCATCAGGTTTGATTTTGTAAATGATGGTGTCGTGAACCTATTCATGGAGTTTCCAAACGCTCCTTCCCATGCGAGATTCATAGCGTGTCTCCGAAGCAATCCGACAATTATTGAGGTGGAACCTTCCAACCCTGTCAGGGCTGGGTGGACATATGACGGAACCAATTTCAATGCTCCAGAATGAGTGCTTGGAAACAATTCAAAGAGGCAATGGCATCTGAGGGAAAGCCCTGGGATTTACTTTACCCAACTAAATACGCCACCCAAGAGGTTGCCTCGGCAAGATACGAAATTTGCTCGCAGTGTCCAGAGTTCATTGAACTCACAAAGCAATGCAAAAAATGTATGTGTTTTATGATTTTAAAAACAAAAATAGAACATGTAAGGTGCCCACTTGATAAGTGGTAGTCTCATAACAGTTTATGAGCATCTACGACGAAAACGAGAATCCGTGGTTCACGAAAGATAGGTCGGAAACCGCGTCCAATAGGGTTCCAAGAGTTGTCACTGAAACAATTACAGCCGAAAATCCTGGACTGGGATTAAATATATACCAAAACACGTTTTCCCTTGAAGATGCAAATAGGTATATCAATATCCTTGAGTCGAATTTGACTGGCAATAAAACATACAAATGGAATGATGCATGCGTGACGAACTCTCTCACTCCGATAAAAAAGGCGAGGGATTGTTCTGATTTTAAATACAAGCCTCAAAACTTAGGACCGAGGAACGAGCACAACTCTCAACTTATTGACCTTCATCACGAAATATACGAGAAACTCAAGTTTTGTATAGATGATTATGCTAAATACTGGGGGATTAATGTTGTTTATTACGAAGCGTTTAATTTTGTTAAATACGAAGGAGAAGGCAAGCACTTCAACATACACGCAGACCACGGACCCGCATACAACTGCACGGTTTCTGCCGTCATCTACATCAACGACGACTACGAAGGTGGAGAAATAGAATTCCCGAGACTTAACGGATACATTCACAAGCCCAAAGTCGGCGATATTGCAATTTTTCCTTCAAATTACATTTACGAGCACGCATCGCTCCCAATGAAGTCGGGAACAAAGTATTGTGTGGTTGTCATGACCGACATAAATGAACTGGGGCATAAACAATGAGCGACAAATATAACCTCGCAATATTTAGACCGTTTAGACCGTGGCTACATAAAGACAGCAGATCTGCCCCAGCAACAGCGCAAAGCGCAACTCCTAAATGGTACAAAGATGCAGACATTTTTGCAAAAGACCTAAATGGTGAATACTACAAAGCGCCGAAAGAAATGTGTCCATTCCCTAAAGAGGGAACCGTAGACGACTATGGGAAAATCCCGACATGGAAAGCCTGTCCTGCAATTTTGGATGCATTTTCGACTGGGTATGTACTTAGAACTCCGTGCGAATTGACATTCTTCAAAAATGCAGAGGGAATAATTGATGTCAAAGTCGAGAGTGAACAATTCAAAGATTTCTGTACGTCAAGACCACCGATGCCACAATTTGAACATCCACGTGGTTACTACGAACATCACTTTGCATGGTTCTGTGACTGGGGCTTGGAATTACCAGAAGGCTACAGTGCCTTATTTATGACACCAATGAATAGGTTTGATCTTCCGTTCTTGAACACCACGGGGATTGTAGATTCGGACAAAGTTCATCTGCTTGGAAGTTTCCCATTTTTTATCGCCGAAGGCTGGGAGGGAGCGATACCTGCGGGTACCCCGTATCTTCAAATTCTCCCTTTCAAGAGAGAGGATTGGGAACACAAAGTGGAGATGTTGGAACCATCCGAAATGCAGTCCAGATACATGAACAACGCCAACTTTTACCGACAACCAGACGGCGGCGTGTATAAAAGTAAAGTTTGGTCAAGAAGAAAGTATAAATAGGGGCATCAGATGCAAACATGGACGGAAAAAATTGATTTGGGTAACGGTATCAAGTGCTACAGGAACATAATCAAGCCTGAATTTGATGTCATCGGCAGACTTGAATCAAACCTTAAGCCGATTGGTGACAATACGGGGTACAGTTGGCAGCCAGCGTATGTTGGATATCAACAATTGATGCCCGAGTACAGGGATTGCGCCGACTTCAAGTTCAAAAAGTCTGATATTGAAAATGACAAAAGCCAAGTTAGTTTAAATCTTCAGTCGCTATGGCAAGACATATATGATTCCGCTTTTCCTGCCGTCGAAAACTACAGGGCTGAACACAACATAATGCCTTTGAAATACTGGGAGGCAATGAACTTTATTAAGTACAACCCAGGTCAACACTTCATGGAACACTCTGACCATGGATTTTCCTATAACTGCACCGTTTCTTTGGTGGGGTATGTTAACGATGATTATGAAGGCGGGGAGTTGTTTTTTAGATTACAGAATCTAAAAATAAAAGCACTTGCTGGAGACCTCTATGTCTTTCCCTCAAATTTTATGTACCCACATCAAGCCATGCCAGTAATCTCTGGCACAAAATATTCAATCGTTACCATGCTCGATTACAGCAAAAAATATCACACACCAGACATGTATGACCCGAAATGGAACGATGAACAATGATTGAAATATCTGTAGAAAAAACAAATGATTCAATTTTTGAAATTTCACAGATGTCCGTAAAAAGGAACTGGATGGACGAAACATCCGAAAGGCACGCATACAGGTGCTTTCCAGTTACGCAGGCAAATGTTGTCGGGTGGAGCCTTTCCTGCACGAAAGACATAATTTTTACATGGGACGGCATTAATGACCAGACACCAGATCATCTGATAATTACTAGCCCTACGGGGGCGTATGCAGGCAGGGGTCAGTCATCCGTAAGTTTTAGCACTGGATTAATCTTCAGAACCACCAATAACGTGAGTATTTTGACAATTAATCCAGTCAACTACTTCAACGATGATTTTGAAACAATGTCAAATTTGATTAGTACTTCATTTTATGACAGTCCACTTCCGCTGGCAATAAAAGCAAAAAAAGCCAACGTGGAGACACGAATAGTCGCTGGAACACCTATTGCCACGATAATCCCCATTTCCCTGACCGAACTGAATCATTCGTCAATCAGTATTACTGAATACTCAGACCCAGAAAATCTGCGACGAAAAGCAAGTACCGAATACGGAGAAGCCGCTCAAAAGTTGAATATTTCGGGGAAATTTACCGACTGGTATAGGGACGCTGTAAACGAGAAAAATGAGCCCTTGGGGGAGCATGAGGTAAAAGTGTTAAGATTGTATGTCCACAACACAACAAAACCAAAGTAAATATGGGTTTTAAGAGTATGCAGGGAGAATAATTTCATGGGAATCAAGCCGTTATATGACATTGGTTTACACTCAGCCGACGGGCAACCTAATTTTTTGCATCAGTTCAAAAATAAAGTGACGCTAGTTGTGAATACTACAGTCGGGTGTGGTAACGCCAATCAGTTGGAGATTCTCCAAATACTTCAAGACACATACGGCGGAGATGATTTTCAGGTAGTTGCCATTCCAACCAATGACTACTGTGGTGTCGGCATTACCAAGGGCAAATGGTCGCAAGGCATTACTTGTGGAGCGGACTCAAAAGCATACGGCGAAGATGTCTATGGAACCACTTTTCAATACTCTGAAATGGTTACGTCAAATCCAAACGAGGGCGCCAATGACCTGAGCGAGCATAAAGGTGATAGTTCTGTAAATGGGTTGGGTCAACCGAGACAGGAAACTCATGAACTGTATCGTGAAATTGAAAATCAAATATATGCCTATTTTGCAAAACAAAAAGAACTAGGCATTCCAGATAGAAACGGCTATTTGTCACCTTGGCTAAATCAACCTATTTTTAACGGTTCCGAGCAGGGCGGGAACTTTGAAAAGTATCTCGTTGATAGAGATGGGTATGTAGCAAATTGGTTCCCGTGCACGACATTAAATTACGATATTGAAAGAACCCTGAAAGAAGCCCTCATAGAAGAAGGAATTACTTTCGGCATGGGTGAAGGCAGAACCCCAGAAGTATTTGAAGAGGAATTTGCTGTGGTTCGCCAAAATATTGAAGAGATGATGATGGGGGGTATGTCAATTATAAACCCAAAGAATAACCAAATTCCATGATGGTTCCAGAACAAGCATCGGTGGTTTTTAGAAAGCCGTCGATAACTCCTTCTGGTTTTTTTGGTGATGGGGCAGAAAATATTGTTGAATTAGAAAACTTCATGACGCAAGAAGAGATGGAGTTTTTGGAAAAAGCCGCAAAATCTTTGACAATATGGGACGTAACGCAAAGCCATGTGAATGAAAACGGCACAGTCGTATACGATTCTGACTACTGGAAAGACAGGGTCGCAACACAGCCAACTTTGGATAAAAACGATCCGACAATATCTCCAGTGATTAGTGGTTTATTTCAAAGACTAAAACCAATTGTTGAGGAATTTTATAAAGTTAAAGTAATTCCAACTGGCACAACTATTGTTAGATGGCTTCCTGGACAATTTCAAAAACCTCACGCCGATAAAGAACTACACGAAGGTCCAGATGCAGGACTTCCAAATGATTTTCCAAATTATGACCTGTCAAGTCTTTTCTATCTAAACGAAGATTATGAAGGGGGGGAACTATATTTTCCAAATCAAGGAGTCAAGTTCAAACCCAAAAAAGGCGCTGCGTATTTCTTCCCTGGGGATATGAGATATATACATGGCGTAACAGAGGTGATTAGTGGCATCAGATTTACTTGCCCATTTTTTTGGGAGATAGTAGAGCACACAGGGGAAAGAAAACCGTGACGGGGGGATAGTCCCAAGTTTAGGAAACTCAAATGTGGAATAAAAATATATATCAAACATATGAGTGCGATTTTGACGAACTACATGAGTCTTTCAAAAAATGTTGTGACCTATGGAAAAGCACATATTCGGATTGGGATTATCATTTTAGAAATTCTGAAGAAAGACGAGAAGATGTAATAGACATTTTGTGCCTTTCTCCAGATGAGACCAAAATATATGACGGCTATACGGGGGTAATTCAAGCGGACATTTGGAGATATGCGGTGACTTCTGCCAATGGGGGCATGTATGCGGATTTGGATTCCATTCCAGTATCAAACATAGAGCCCATTCTTTGCGAACTGGATATAAATATAGAATTGGTCGCATTGCCAGACGGATATCAGATTGGAGGACATCCTGGCTCAAATAACTGTAACTTCATTTTGAAAGCAGAAAGCGAAATAGCCATGAGTCTGCTGTCTGATATGAAAAAATATTTTTGTATAAATGCTGAACGACTTAACAGTAATTTAGAAATTAGAAAATTAAAAACTGCTGAATTATTTGCGGATACAACCGTATATTACAGATCAAAAGTGGCGCAAATATTAGATTCAAAATATGTGCTTCACGGTGAAGGATTTAAACCGCCACAGGAATATAGGACCAGATATGAAAAAACAGTACTTGATAACATGTTTAAATAACAGGTTTATAGCAATATTTGCTATCATTCACACGTATTTAATAAAGTATGATTTGTCAGGAAGCACCAAATGAACCTCAACAACCAAAAACGACTAACCAAAGACATCGTTGTTTACGAGAACTTCATTGATGATGAAACTGCCTCAAAATTAATAAGAGTTCTAGACAGGCATGCCGAATTGGGAAAACTCGAGTGGACCCCAATATCTTTTTATGAGTCCTATTCGTCTACGCTTCCACAAGATGATGACGAAATTGTCATAGATGAAGGTCTTCCACCAACGATATTTTCCGAAATCAAGACGGGCATCATTAATGCGGTCGCATCAGTCCACAATCTTGATGTATCAACAATAAACCAAATTGGTTACCACACACAAAAATGGGAACCAGGCGCATACGCCAGAATTCATTCGGACAACACAGACGAAAAAGGAAACTCAGGCGCGTTCACCAGAAGTCGGTATGCCGCGTTTCTGTATCTTAACGACGACTTCAAGGGTGGGCTTTTACGATTTCCGAGTCAGCAAATAAGTATTGAGCCAAGGACTGGCATGCTCGCCGCTTTTGACGGTGGTTTTAACAACATGCATGAAGTGACGCTCATTTCCGACGGCGTCAGATACACATTGGGTTCGTTTTGGGACGACCGAGACGAAAGCGCCTACCCGCAGGAATTGCGTGACGCTTGGGCTAAAGAAATGGAGCAGACGAGGGAGTTTCAAGCAAAAGAAAAAGCCGAATGGCAAGAACTTTTGAAACAGGGATACAAATTAGACCAAGACGGCAATAAGTACAAAGTCAAGGACGGCGCAAATGATTAACGATTTTTTAATTCAACTTAAGACAAATGGGTTGGAATTTGAGCAAGTTACCGACGAACTAATATGGGTCAAAAACTTCATAACACAAGATGAGTTGGATGAAGTAAAACAATTCATAGGGCAGACTACGCAAAAAGATTGGGAAACCCACTATATGTCCAGTGTTGTTTCTTTTTGTATGCTCAAGTTTGGGCGAAGCGATATTGACAATTTGGTCGCAGAAGGCAAATTTGAGATTACTCAAGGCTGGGCAGATAAAACGATAAGCATTCAACAAACGAAAGTTCATCGAACGGTTTATGATCGTCTTTCTTCCATGCTCTTCAAATGTGACAAATCACTGGAGTTAACTGGCTTATCCACCGTGCAGCGATTACCATCGGGAACAGAATTGAAATCCCATGTTGACCAAGACACAGACCCTTCAATTAGGTATGCATCAGTAATATACCTAAACGACGATTATGCTTCTGGGGAAATATTCTTTAAAAATCTTGATGTTTCCCTGAGACCAAAACCAAGAGACCTTTTATTTTTTCCTGGCAACAGCAAGTACGAGCATGGGGTGAAGCCAGTTTCCGATGGTCCAACCAGATATGTCATAGTTGGTTTTGTAAAAGAAATAGGTTTTTATGATAGAAACAGATATTAGGGAGAACTAAAGTGGAAAAAACAATTTTAGGAGAAAAAACTTACTACTACACCAACGCCATAGACAACTTTGACTTCTTTATGAAAACCCTCAAGGAACTTGATTTAGATGAATACGTCGGGGAAGGCGGTGTCAATTTGTGGGAAACATGGACGTCATCCAACGACAATAATTTCATATATGGACAGACCAAGGTTTTTTCTATTGAGGCTATTGAAAATGCAAAAACTGAAACAAAAACTAAAAGCAAGTATATCTATGATGCTGTCATGAATACATTTTACAATGTTTGCAAAGATTACGCATCATCAATTGGTGACCACGACGAGCCAAACCTTTTTCCAACATTTAACATCAAAAAGTACAATTCTGGATTGTCGATGGGGTCACACTTTGACCAATTAGACGGTGACAATACGCTTAGGTATTCATTGGTCATGTATCTAAATGACGACTATGAGGGAGGGGAAATATCTTTTCAACTAAAAGATTACGAAGGTGGATGGACATCAAAAGACGGATGGACTCACGGAGCACCAGCAGTAAATTTGGATTACGAAACCGCTATAAAAGACAAATCCATAGATTTTGGGGTGAAACCAAAAGCCAATAGCGTCGTCATTTTTCCTTCTTCGGCTCCATATTTTCACACAGCGCACACCATAAAATCTGGATTTAAATATATGGTTCCAGGACACTGGATTCATAATGACATGGATTTCAACAGGAATTCTTAAATGAAAACAGCAATAGTGACTGGGGCGAGCAAAGGCGTCGGACATCAAACGTGCAAAACCCTGTCGCAAAACGGATACCGAGTGATAGCAGTTTCACGAAATTTAGAAAGAATGAAATCGCTGCTGTCTGAAAACGTAGAAATTTACAAGATGGACATAACAAATTTTGCGGAGATAAAAACATTTTTTGAACAATATAAAGACATCAGTTTGGATTTATTGGTAAACAATGCAGGAGGGGGGAGTAGCCCGACCCAAATAATTGACGAATCTCCAGAAAATTTTAATTATGCATACAGTTTGAATGTCAGCGGACCGATGTATTTGTCAAAACTCTTTACGGTCAATCTTTCGAAATCGGAAAATCCCACCATTATTTTCGTCTCCTCAATTGGCGGAAAAGTTGCTTACGCTGGAGGGGGCAATTACACCAATGCGAAACGGGCTATTGGTGGCTTGGTTGACTCAATGCGTTTGGAATACCCTGCCTACGGAATCAAGATAACTGAAATATGCCCTGGCACAATTGACACCGTAGATGGTGAGCGGAGAGATATTGCGCTGACAGCAGAAGACATGGCTTGTGCCATAGCCTGGGTTGCGGAATTACCAAAACATGTGAACATCAATTATTTGGAAATGAATCACGTATTGAGCCGTAGGTAATCCAAGTAAAAACTATTTTACTATAAACATATTTTTCCAGTTCTAAAATTCAAACCAGAAAACTCTTCGTAATCGTCTAGGGTTCTCGCCGTGCCAAGTGCTCCTTCGCCGACTATTCGTTCACTGAATATCCTTCTGTATTCTTCTTTTGATTCCTTGTCTTTGACTTGCCAAATGTCTGGATGGTCTATCCAGACATGGTGGCGTCGTACTTTGGCAAAAGGTTGTAGCGAATGATATAGATGCCAAACGCTGTGGGCGAATGGCATTACCAGGTCAAACCCATGGGTGAAAGCACGCGCTGCGATAAGTGGCTCTTCACCCCAGAAAGCAATCTTGGGATTTGGTTTAATGTGAGCAAACTCCCCAAGGGTGAAGATGTTGCCTCCTGATACGGATTTGATGAAGCCGCAATCGTTTGAAAGCATTTTTGCGGTCTGTGTTGGAATCAATGTTTCTTCAAACTCTTTTATGTTTTCGCCAAACCAGATTCCCGTTTGATAAAAAGAGTGTTCGGCATATTGTTCTTTGCCGTTGTCATCGTAGATGTAATTAGCAGGGTATTGAGTAATGAGGGGTTTGGCTAAACCCATGTCTTGATATTTGGTGACAGCCTGAATACATATTTCATCCCAATTCTTTTCAAATCGCATATGTGCGTCAATTTGGAAGTAGTAATCTTCCCCGTCATAAAACTCGTTGGCTATGTGTCTTGCTTTCTGTAGACCTATGTTTTCGGGGGCGATACTGGTCTTGATTGACACATTGGGTTTCTTGGCGACCACAACTTCGCCTTCGAATGCGACACAGTTGTGCACTCCGAAACGAATAGTGTTGTTTCCGCTTGACTGTTTGATGCAGTCTTTTATCGTCTTGGGGAGTTCAAAATCTCTGTAAGAGGGTATTTGAACGAATATTGATGACATTCACCATTTGCCTATTGGACAGACGGCATTGGCAATTTTTGTTTTGAGAGCCATGAAGCATCCGCATTCCCTGCATTGTTTGGTGGCTCGTATAAGTCGTGGACAAGCATCACATATTTCCATGCGTTTGTGAGCAATGTCCCCGTCGGTGTGTTTTGCTGAATTAAGGGCATCCCATGGTCTTGTGTCGCCCAATTTCTTTTTGTATTCTTCCCATTTACTCATTGGTAAAACTTCTCTCCGTCCCATAACCATCCTGGGGTTTGCACTGAAAGACAATTGTTTGTGCAATCGGGGGTCTGTTCAATGATGATTGGATTACTGGCGAGTATCGCATAATGGTCTTCATCGGATTCTTCAAAAACTATTGTCTCGTATGATTCGCCAGAGCCAACGCCGACCGTGAGGTTGTTCAAATCAACTATGTTCCCCTGACCGCCAAGAAGCAAATCAGCGTAAGGAGAATAAACGATGTCTATGAATTCGACCGTGTTGCCAATGATGAACAACAAAACCCTGCCTTTGTTATCTTGGAATTCAGGACTGTGGAGTGCGTACTCGCTTTCGCCTACAGACACCCACCTATAGCCGCGCTCCACACCGTGATTGAGAATCATGCCACTAGTTGAAGTAATCATTGGACTATCCTACATCCTTAGCATTGTGTGTTGAAGGCTTGGAAAGTCGCCACGCAACCTGTGTTCACCTGATATTCCGCACAGGCGCCGTTTGCCGCTGCCAACGCAGTACATGTGAAAGTTGGAGGCGGAGCGGCGGTGGTGGTCGTAGTAGTGAACTCTGGGAAGAATGGGAAGAACGGTGGTGTCGTGAATTCTGGGAAGAATGGGAAGAACGGGAAGAACGGTGGTGTCGTGAATTCTGGGAAGAACGGGAAAAACGGTGGAGTCGTGAACGTCGGGAAAAATGGTGGTGCGACTGGCGTTACCGCATTTGAAGCACTAGAAACCGCACTTACTCCGTAGCCACTAATTGTCGTAACCGTAAAAGTGTAAGAAGTGCCGTTACTCAATCCCGTGATAGTCAAGGGGGAACTTGCGCCCGATGCGGTTAGTCCGCTTGGGCTAGAAGTTGCCACATAGGTTGCAACACCTTTGCCGTCATGGGCAGGAAGCGTAAAAGTAACTGTTGCTTGAGCGTTACCAGCCGAAGCACTGACCGATGTAGGTGGGTCGACGTACTTTCCTTGACTAGATGTATTGCCTGGAATCACGAGGCACTCAAATCACCCATCAGCATCCAAATGTTCGTGTCACACTTAAGGAGCGTCGCCGACGAGTATTGCGCCCGTAAGTAAGCGCCAGGGGTCGCATAAATAGTTACAGTTCCTGAAACGGGAATCACTTGTGTTTTTCCTGTTCCGTATTGAATGATATGAATTTGTGACCCAACAGGGAAGGCAACAGAAGCGTTCGTGGGAACCGTAACAGTATTGGCTGTTGATGTTACATTCATTTTAATAAACTTGTTTTTATCGGTCAAAGCAAGCGTGTAAGACGAACTTTTTTCGTCAATTGTTGCGTCTGCCAGTTTTCCCAAGTCAATAGCAGCAGAATCATTGATATCGGCGTTAACGATAACGCCAGAACCAATAGCGGTTACTCCAGCACCTGTAATTGTTACATCGCCAGAAATTGTCGTGGCGGTAACAACACCAGTAGTAGTCGTTCCAAGCAGAACCTGTCCTGCTGTTGCATTGGCAAGTTTGCTGTGGGCAATTGCCGCCGACGAATTAATGTCCGCATTAACGATTGTTCCGTCAGCAATTTTGGCTGAAGTAACAGCATCATCGGCAAGTTTTGCTGTGGTGACCGCAAGTGAGGCAATTTTGGCTGTAGTAATTTCGCCGTCTTCTACCTGTGCGCCAATTTCAACCCAATTGTTTGTGTTGTCGTATAAATAAAGTTTGTTGTCGGAAAAAAGGTAGGCGAGACGACCCGCGCTCAAAGACGGTTCGCCAGCACCCCCAAAAGCAGCATCGCGGGCAGCGCTGTCCGCGAAATATGCGACAACCTGATCCATTAAGTATGTGTTTACTTCGGTTGCGGTTAATTGGCTACCAGCAGTAAACAGTTTGACGCCTGCGCCAGCCATTCAAACCTCTATTTCTTTCTGTGAAGTTATTTAGATTATACATCAAAAACACCTAGTTTTTAATGAGTGCTTAATGTTGTAAAATTATCCTCGGGGTTCTTCATTGCTTCATCGGTTATTTTCTCTTAAGCGCTTCTTCGCGTGCATCATCCCTTTGTCTCTGCTCGCACTTTTTATCCCTTTTGCTTCCCCAGCCCAAGCAGTGAGTAACTGCGATACTGCCTACTCTGCCTCCAACTTCACCCTCGGGGGAGTTGCCTCTGACTCCTCTGGAACCGTGACCTTGACACCCAATGCTGGTAGTCAATTTGGCGCTATTTGGAACAAATCCAGAGTAAACCTTTCTAGCGATTTTTGTGTTATTGCAGATGTTTATCTTGGCGCCGACGACTACGGTGCTGATGGTCTTGCATTTGTGATGCAACCAAACTCGGTTGCCGCTGGAAGCACTGGTGGCGGTCTTGGCTATGCAGGCATAACTCCGTCCTTTGCGGTTGAATACGACACTTATTACAACGGTGGAGATTTATACAACGACCATGTTGCGCTAATGAAAAATGGCAATGTAGTCTCTCACAACTTATGGGGTGTAAATGCCGTTGATGTAGGGAACATTGAAGATAACCAGTGGCATAAAACTAAAATTTATTGGGACTCGGTAGATAACAAAGTTTCAGTTTGGCTTGATAAAAATGCTGACGGTGACACCGACGATTTTGGGGAAACTCTGTTCGACGCCATATCTGCAAACCTTGAGGCAAACTTTAGTGGCGAGGTGTATTGGGGTTTTACCGCCGCAACTGGTGGAGCAGTCAATCTTCAACAAGTAAGAAATATCACCTACACGGGCGTTGCTCGCACCAATGCTCCCCCCACAGCAAGCACGGAACCAGTACTTAATGATTCAGTTATTATCGGTCAAGCGACTGTAATCCCGTTTGTTGTCGCTGACGACGAAACAACACAAGCCCAATGGTCTTTTACTAAGACATCTTCAAACACAACTGTTGTTCCACTCAATGCAATTTCTATTTCTATGTCGAGCGCGACTAATGGAACTATAAGTATTACGCCAGCCTCAGCAGGTAGTTCAACTGTAGTAATAGGTATTCAAGATGCTGATGGCTCTGCGCTTTCCTACACCCTAAGCGTTACGGCAACTCCACCCTCACTGCAAGTTACAAGTCTTCTTGATGACGGTTCAAGCGGAACTCTTCGTTGGGCAATTACTCAAGCCAATGCAACTTCTGGTGGAATCTATGATGCAATATCTTTTGATGCCGATGGCGTCATCACGCTGACTAGCGCTCTACCGCAGATAACACAAAGTCTCACGGTCACTGGAAACGGCAGAACACAAACCGTGATTGATGGCAACAACCTATACCGACCGTTCAATGTCGCATCGGGAAGAACATTGACAATATCCAACATGACCCTCAAACAGGGTCAAGCGACTAATGGCGGTTTAATATTCAACGGTCAAGGAACAGTTAGCGCAACCAATATTCGTTTCACAGGAATGAATGGCGGCTCTGCCGTGTTTAACAACAACGGAGTAAGCACGGCGACGTACACAAACTGTACTTTTGATTATCTCAATGTTGGTATTGCTGGCGACTACGGTTCAACTCCACAACTCGCTGCTGGTGTCACGACTTGGGCAAATGAACAAGACTCAGTGTTTCAAAACAAGACCTATGTAGTCAACAGCGTATTCACAAACAACACTTACGGCATCAATAACTATCGTTTTACCAAAATTCAAAACTCGCAATTTACGAACAATAGTTATGGAGCCAATGTCACTGGCTTGAATCGCACTCAAATACTTAATTCAACTTTTACGAGTAACGGCATTGGTATTTACCACAACTCTTGGATTCCAACTACATTCAACATGGGGACAGACAATCGTCTGATAACTGGTAACACATTTACCAACAACAGCATTTCAATATATCTAGACGACACATACAACAACGGTCAAAAAAATCAGTCGTGGTCAACAATAACTGGCAACACCTGGGATGCACTCGGCGTCTGGGTTCGTTACTACCAGTGGAACGGAACAACCAACGCAATTGGAACTGCTCGCCCCTACACCACTGGAACCGTGTTTGCGCAGAGTTCAAATACGTTTCCAAACACCATCGGTGAGCCAACTAATTTGACGGTTACCAAAAGCAACTCAAATATTATTCTTGATTGGGATGCGCCCAGTGAAGGCGGGTATCTTCCAGAGCGTTATGCAATCTTTTTTACGACAGGCGACCTTGCTGGTTGGGGTGTGGCAACTGGAAATGTCGGTGACGCCAATGCCCTAAATACCGAATACACATTTACTGAATCTTTCTTTAATGGATTTGGTGTTGAGTCTGGCTCAACTTGGCGATTCAAAATCCGTTCAGACAACGACACCTACAGTAAATATTCTGCTTTTACTAGTGAAGCATCAATTCCAATTGGAACTCCGCCACCAACTACTACAAGTAGCACCACGACCACTACTAGCACCACGACCACTACTAGCACCACAACTACGACTGTTTATGTTCCGCCAGTTGATTCTGGTGGAAGCGAGGAGGACGACTCGTCACCAACAGGTACCACTTTGCCACCAGAGCCCACGCCAGAGCCTGAACCAGAAGCCACTTTGCCGACGCTCCCAGAAGAAACAGAGCCTGAAGACGAAGGAACAACCATAACAGTTCCAGTATTTCCCGTAATACCAGAAGAGGAAGAAGAAGCAAGTCCAGTAACCACATACCCTGATTCTAACGACGGTCCAGACGATAATGACTCAAACACAATCCTTTTACCAAATAACCCTGACCCCGATGACATTGCAGATGCGATTGAGGAAGTTGACTTTACGGAAATTTCAGACAGCGACTTTGACAAAACGATTGATGCCGTATTTGACAACATAGAAAACCCCGAAGACGTAGCCGATGTGATTGGCTCGTTCCTTGAAGCAGATATTTCTGACGAGCAATTTGAAGCGGTGCTTGACAAAGTATTTGAAGATATTTCAGACACAGAAAAAGCAACTGCAGTTATTACATCTTTGCTATCTGAAAACTTAAGCGACGAAGAACTTGGTTCGGTTATGGAAGCAGTATTCAACGAGGAAGCAACCGTCGACGAGATGGCTGCGGTTGTGGGCGACCTTCTTGACAAAGACCTAGATGTTCAAGAACTTGACGCAATGTTTGAAGCAGTGTTTGATGAAGAACTTTCAGACAAAGAAACAATTGACCTCATTGTGGATGTGTTGGCGGAAGACCTCACCGCAGAAGCACTTGGTTCTGCTTTGAATGCGGTGTTTGACGAAGAAGTAAGCAACGAAGTTTTGGTTGCAACTTTCACTGCTGTTCTGGGTAACGAACTTGACGGGGATTCCGTCGAGATAATCGTAGAAGTCCTTGAATCTGACTCGATTTCTGGAGAACAAGTAGCAACGGTTGTCACATTAATCATCGAACAAGAGGGTGGTGTTGATGCGGAACAAGCAACGGAATTGGCAACAAGCGCAAAAGTGCTGGAAAGCATCAGTGGAGAACAGGCAACGGAAGTGTTTGATGCGATCGCTGTTGCCGAGGTCTCGGAAGAAGAGGGTGTTGAAATTGCCGAGGCACTTGCGGAAGCGCCTAATGATGTAAAAGAGGCGTTTGAAGAAGAAATCAATGTGTTCGCAGGTGTGTTTGACACCTATATTGCTTTGGGTTCAAATATTGATGTTGGCGACCGTCGAACTGTAATCGCCGTAGGAGCCGCTGTGAGCCTCGCAGGCGCTGCCGTGGCGATTGGTGGGGTAAGTCCGTCATCTGGTGGTGGAGCACCACCAGGAGGCTCTGGAAGCCCTTCAGGGCATAACAATGATGTCGCTCGCAAGCCAGAAGAAGAAGAGATGAACGGAGAACTCGCTTGGGACGGTGTGGAGTGGATAAAGCAGTTAAGTATTTTCAGGTATAATAATGGGGTTAAAATTTTAGATTGGGGTCTTTTTATGAAGAAATTTACATTTGGTCTTATGAATTTGGGTTTCACTATTTCGGGGTCGCTGGTTGTCTACTTGACGCTTTCGGGGACTATCCAAAGAATTGCTGGAATCTCATCCGTTCTTGCGCTTGTCGGCGCAATGTATCTACACATGCGAGAACCTGACAACAATTAATGTAATATATCTTATGGTGTATAATATTTGAGTTGTACCCATAAAGATAAAGGTTTTTTAACATGGCAAAAGTCGCTTGGGACTACATTGTTCCCGTAAAAATGCCCAAAGATTTGAAGGGCATTGAACCTGGCAAACTCCCTGACTCACTCCTGCGCCCAATCAAAGGTGGCGGAAAACTTCATTGGCTTGCCGCAAACGCATGGAATGCGATGGTCGCAAAAGCGAACGCAGACGGACTTGAATTAAAACCGACTTCGTCGGGCGACCTATATCGAGATTACGAGAGCCAGAAAAAAGGTTTTCTTACCCGCTATCAACTTGAACCAATCAAAGGGTCAAGCACTAAAGAATTTGAAGGCAAAACTTGGTACCTCAAAAAGGGTATGGCGATGCTTGCGACCCCAGGTAAATCGATGCATAACCTCGGAATTGCCGTTGATGTTCATTCGGCTGGTGAACCCAAGCGTCTCAATTGGTTGATTGCCAATGTTAAAGATTTTGGATTTTCATGGGAAGTGGTTCCAAGCGAACCCTGGCATTTGCGCTATGTGTGCGGTGATACCCCACCACCAGCGGTAGTTGCGTTCGGCGGAGAAGCCGCACCAGAGCCATCTACGAAGGTTTCAAAACCTGCTTCAGCGCCAGCAGACGAAAACCATGCCATTCAGCAAGCGTTGAAAGATAAGGGATTTTACAACGGAGCGATTGACGGGAACATCGCTAGCGCGGACTTCCAGCAAGCGCTAAAAAGTTTCAAACAAAAGAATGGTTTGAATCCAGATTTTGTTATCGGCGGAAAAGTCAAAGCATTGTTGGGTTTGTCATGAGCAAGTATGCGCAAGGAGTGGGCACGGTAAAAGAGGTTCGCAACGAGGCATTCCTTTCTTCCGTCGTTACCGAAGTTGACGCAAAGCCATCCAAGAAAAGTTCTAAGAAAAAGAAATCAACAAAGGAGTAATCTTGTCATGGACGCTACATGGGCTGCTGTTGTAACTGGTTCTTTTGCTCTTTTGATGATGTTGGTTGAAAAAGGCAGACGAGAGAACGTTCGTGACCACGGATATGTGAAAGAACGCCTAGAAGATTTAAAAGCGGACATTAAGGATATTGACCAAGATATTGCCGTTGTTGAACACAAAATTGATGCCCATCTAAACGACCCGAAGGTTCATAGTGGGAAAAAGAAATGAACAACAAAAAAGACTTGTTCGTAAATGTGGTTCTTAGAATTCTTGCTACTTTCGCAGCATCTGGTCTTGGCGTTATCGGCGCAGGAACGATTGCTGGTGTTCCAGTACTCAAAGCCGTCTTTATGGCTGGAATTGCAGGGGTTGCAGTAGTTGTAGAAGGTTTGTCTCGTGCCTTTCTTGAAGACGGGAAATTGTCACACGCAGAAATAAATGAAGTGTTCAACAAAGTGGACAAGAAATCGCCAGCGAAGGCTAAGGCGAATGAAAAAGTTTAGTATTGGGTTGGTTATTGCTTTTTTACTTGCTGGTTGCGGGTACGAAGGTAAATACAGATACGAATGTCAGATTCCAGAAAACTGGGAAAACGAAGAATGTAATCCCCCGCTTTGTGTGGCAAGCGGAGAGTGCACGAAAGATTTGCTTGGTTTCGACCCAACAGAAACAACTTTAACAATTACACAAAGCACAGGAGATTCAAATGGCTGAGAAAAATGGTGACGGAATTGTTTATCATCGCTCGGACTGTAGCCCTGGCTATGTAAGGTCTTATGGCGCAGGCGGAGATTGGCCGGGTTCAATCTGTGGAACTTGGGGACTTAGTGAAGCCGCATTGCAGTACATCCATGACCACCCTGAAATAAATCACAGATTTGAAGACATGGTTGCTTTTACGCTTGAGAAAGAAGTTGGACCAGCAATTGAGGATTGGGGTGACGACCTAATCGGCGACATAGGAGGCGTTCTGGCTCCAATATTTACCGACCCAATTTCGGTCATAGAGCCAATCTTGGACCCCATAGTGGACATAGGCGAAAAGATAGGAGAAGGAGTACAACAAGGCTACGAAATAGTAAAAGACGGCGTGGTGGAAGGTGCGATAGAGGCTTATCACTGGGTAGATGAGAATGGTTGCAATCTTGCGGTAACTGGGCTAATTGGTGCGGCAATTACTGCTGCGTTTGCGCCAGCACAACCAGAAGGTCTTGCGGCATCAACTTCTCTGTCAATAATGGCACAAGGCATAGAAATGGCAGAAAAAGCAGTCGTTGTGAAAGCGATGACCGAAGTTATTGCTGATGTATTTTTGGCGATACCAGAAGTTAGCGACAGCGTTGACCACACCCTTTTGAAAAACATTATTTCAAACTGCTTGGCTAAAAGTCTAGAAAATCCAGAACTATGGGGAACGGCAGCAGGTGTCTTTGCGGCACTTGCGGCGGCATTCGCACCTGTTATCGCAGATTTGATTTGCAAGAAAACATGCCCTGAGGGGTTCACTAAGGCATTTGGAGCATAAATGATAAACAAATCCAACAATCGCCCCAGACTAACTCCAGTAGAACTCGACGCACGACTGAAGTTTCTTATCGGCTGTGTTCTTGGGGTAGTGCTTTTGGCAACCACCCTCGGAGTGCTGTACGCCCTCATATTTGTTTCACAGCCAATCGGAGCACAAGCAGAGAATGACAAGATGTTCTTCACCGTGCTTTCCTCGGTTGCGACTTTCATTACTGGAACTTTGGCTGGCTTGATGATTTCGTCAAACAAAAATACAGAAGATAAAAACAACAACAGCGCATCAGGTGATGAGGAATAATCATGCCGCCGCCATCAAGAAAAAAAAGACGAGAAGAAACTAAAACCGTTGAAGAACTAAGGTTGATTTCAGCAATGAATGCTGAATCAAATACGATGATTCCGATGGTCAATGCCGCTTATGTACGTGTGCGAAATCCCCTGACAGGACTTGACCCACACTTTAAAACTGATTCAGATTCTTTTCGCGAATTAATTAACCAGTTATGCGATAAAGGTTTGCGAGCCAAACTTGACAAAGAATTTGACGAATTTGCGGTGAAGTATGATTCCAAGTGGGCTTTGGTAAAACAATTTGCGATGCCGCCAATTGTAGAAAATCAATAGTTGAGTGAAAGTCTGGATTGATCAAGACCTGTGTACTGGCGATGGGCTGTGCGCAGAGATAGCACCAGATGTTTTCATCATGCTGGAGGACGGGTTAGCGTACGTTCAGGAGGGTGGGAAGGTCTTCGCCAAATCCAGAGGGAACCCAGAGGGCGCCGCTGGTGTCGCTTCTTTTGCGGACGACAGACTTGATGATGTCATAAGCGCGGCTGAGGATTGTCCAGGAGAGTGCATTTTTATAGAGGCAGACTAAGTGGTGTAGAATAGATATAAGGAAAAGGAGCCCTGCCACCTCTACGTGTGGGGGTGCGGATGCCTGATTTTGTAGTTTAAACAAGATAGTCTTTGCCTATGGTAGAAACCGACCAAGAGATTAGATGGCACAACGACGGTCACATTGTTACCCTTTCGCTGAATAAAGACAAACTTGAAATTATTGATGTCTATTGTTCAAACAAAGAGAAAGATGATTCGCCCTGCCAGCATGATGATGTTCCATGTGTAGTCGAATATTTTTTAAACCTGTATGGGATTGAATGCAATGTTGGTGTTGCCCCACCTAACGCCAAAATGCCGATTGCTTGGGCTTTCGTTGGGGACAGACACAAAGATTTGGGTTCCTGTCAAGTGTGGGTTATCCCAACAGAGGACGAAGCCTTTTCTGCTTGGATTGCATCACAAGGCGTATAAATATTTTTAGTCGTCTTCTTCTACGCCTCTGTCACCACATTCAGGATTTTGTGGGATTGGTTGCTTGCATGGGCATTTATAACTTCTTGCGCCAATGACCGTCATTATTCACTTGCCTTACATTTTTCGTATCCAAGGATTTCACCAAGCGTCGGATCTAGCGTTTTGTACCAACCGTCTTTTTTCATGAGCACACCATAAACTCCACTTATTTCACATGTTTTGATTGACATGCGTTCATATTTGTTGATAACCCTATAAAAAGATTCTTGGTGTTTTGAGTGTGAAGGTTCACAGTAATAGCGAAGGGTGCCAAATTTTTCTTTAATCTGATGAATTTTGTAGTTTCTGTCAATGGACATAAGTTCGCTATGACATTCAGCGATGATATCAATCCAGCCATCGTCGCACCTAATCGTCTTTTCCCAACCTTTATCAAAAAATTGATAGAGATTATTTTTTATTGTGTCAACCTCAAAGTGGCGGGTTGAAACATCTTCATCTTTGTCATGCCACGAGATAGGTGTCTGATTGACAAAACCTCTAAAAAATTTTTCAATTATGTTAAACACGTAACCTATATTTCTGTAATGACCACCATATGGTCGTCGTAGGTGTATTGAGTATCGGGGGGCATTTTGTCTAGAACGAGAATACGCAAAAGCCATCTATCGGTTCCGTCGTATCGTGCTTTGAACGACCTCCTTCCATGAACTAGTTTTCGGTTGTCAAGAACAATAACATCACCTGTTCGCAAAACTATATCTTTGGTGTTTTGTTTTATTGACTCAAGAAGTTTGTCTAATGCTTCTTGTGCTTGGAATGTTTTGCCTCGCATATAGAACTCGTCAAAACAGATTGATAGCCCGTCTGGTGTTTCTGTAAGGATTGGCAAAAGTATGTTTTTGTTTTGTTCTCCTTGTGTGCGGAAACTTTCATCAATTGCTGTTACAAACAATGGTTCTTTCAAGTAGGAGATTGTTTCTTCATCCAATGATGCGACTATGTCTTTGAGTGAAGCGTAGGTTGTCGCGGCATTCAGGTCTTCTCGTAGGCACATCAGTATCACATGCGATGGTGCGTAAGGGTGGAATGCTGATTCGGTATGTAGTTGTAAATCTATTTTTGAAGAAGAGGAGATTTGAAGAGTTTCTCTTTGTTTTATGGGGAATATATTTTGAATAAGTCTGCCGTTTTGTTCCTGCTTGTAGGCTGCTGGTATGCCGTGTTCGTAGGCAATCTTTTTTAAAATGGTCTGAGCCTGTGGTGTCTCGGGGATTTCGTCTAGCGACGTGGGCGTAGGGGGTATTTCCCCTATGTCTACGGCTTTCAATAGTGTCCAACTCATGGCGATATCACGTTAGACGAAGGCAAAGCCTCAAAAAGTGTCCTTATTAGTCTGCGTAAGTCTGGATGATATACAGCGTTATTTAGGTTTATCCGATATTCGTAGCGTCCCTTGACTTTTGTTCTTGCTACCAACTTGTTTTTACTCAATAAAGATATGGCTTTGATAACCGAGGTATTGGTTACGCCAAGTGTGGTGGCTAACTCTCGGACGGTCAAGCCTGGTGTTTGTATGAGATAAAGCAAAACCCGTCCAGGTGGGGTTAAAAGATTGACGTTGCTTTTCGGGGTATAGGCGATGATGTTCTGTTCGTCCAACTCTTCAAGGATTGATTCAACGATTTCTTTAGCGGAAAGGTTTTTTGCTTGGGCGTTTTTCACCACTTTTTCTAGTGGTCCTCGTATGGCGTGGTCTCTTCTGTTGTCGTGATTGCCAGCCATTTTTTCAGATTATCACAGTGATAGCAGAAAGTTTTTTTGAAAAACATCATAAATGTTTTATATCTTTACTTTTGTATTTGCTGCACTTGAATAACAGTGCTTGACACAAGAGAAATAATGTAGTTGTATGTCATACTAGAAAGACAGGAGAACGCATGACTAGTCCAGATAAGTCAAAGAAAGACCTGCTTAGCAAACTCTCGCAGATGTCAAAAACCGTTAGCGCACCGTGTCCAATCGGGAAGATACACAAACAACTAGACCCCGAAACACAAGTGGCGTTAATGAACGCACTTCAATCACCAGCCTCAAACTCACAAATCCATAGAGCCCTGATAGATGAAGGATTCTCAATATCACGAACAACCATCAACCAAAAACGAGGATGTTTCAGGGAGGGTGGGCATCAAGAATGCCAATGCTTCCCTAGCAACCTAGGAGGCTCAAAGTGAGCAAACTAAAAAATACATTGACTGATATCGCCCTAGATGCTGACGGTCACCCCAATGGGGACAAAGCATGGGCGACAGTCTCCCCAGAAGGCGGAGAGTTATCCACAGGGGCGATGCCTGCAGAACTTGGCTCGGATTGGGACACCGTCCTCAAGGGTTTCGGTTTAGATCCAAACATCTTTGAGATAGTTGACGACACCGTCAAAATGTCCAAATGGCAATCATCCAAACGCCTAGAGAACGGCGACCGTGACTTGATATGGCTTTACTCGTACAAGGCTCGATTCCGACGAAAAAGTCTTACAGGTTTAAATGAAGAACAAGTCAATGAGATTCGTAACTATGTACAGAAATGGAAACCTGTCAATAAACCTACAGTTCCTGCCTCCAAAGAGGCGGGCGCAACAATGGTTGTCTGTTGGGCTGACCAACAGTTAGGTAAATCTGCTGGTGGCGGGGTAGACGCAACAGTTGAAAGAATCTTGGAAAGTTATACGGCAACGATTGAACGAGTTAAAGAACTTCGCAAGATTGGGCGCAACATAGAGAAGATAGCCATCGTGAATATGGGTGACCCCGTGGAAGGGTGCGATGGACAGTATTCAAGCCAATTGTTTACAGTTGAACTTACTCAACGGGAACAACTCCTTTTGGCGATAGACCTTTGGTCTCAAGGGTTACGCCAGTTAGCGCCGCTGGCACCTGAAGCAGAGTTCATTTCGGTTCACTGCAACCACGGTGAATGGATGCGCCGTAACGGTAAACAAGTAACTAGTGACTCTGACAATGTGGGTGGCTTTCTTGCTGACACTGTGAAACGGATAGTAGAGGACAGACCAGAGTTAGATAAACTACAATGGAAAATACCGCACGACGAGATGGTTATCACCTCGGTGTTATCAGGTATCAAAGTTGCGTTTCATCACGGTCACAAAATCAGTGGCAAAGAAGTGGAATGGCTTCGCGGGCAGTCAATCAAAATCCTTCGTGAAGAAGGTCGTGAACCCGATATTTGGGTAACAGCACACAGACATCATCTTCAAGTCCAAGACTTCGGACCTTGGTACAGGTTCCAATGCCCATCAAATGATGGTGGTTCCAAATGGTATACCGATATGACAGGTAACTGGTCTACACCAGGAACTCTTACTTTCCTTGTGGGTAAACATGACCCTAAAGGTTGGTCAGATATGGCGGTGCTGTGATATCGGTTCAGGTATTGCACGGTGATTGTCGTAGTGAACTGGAACTTCTTCCCGATAACAGCGTTGATTCGATAGTTACTGACCCACCGTATGAACTTGGTTTCATGGGCAAATCTTGGGATGCTTCAGGTATCGCCTATGACCAAAGGGTGTGGGTTCAATGTTTACGGGTGTTGAAACCTGGCGGTCATATGCTCGCTTTTTCTGGTTCTCGCACATATCACCGTATGGCTTGCGCTATTGAGGATGCGGGGTTTCAGATTCGTGACCAGATTATGTGGGTGTACGGTTCGGGATTCCCGAAGTCTTTGAACATCAGTAAATCCATTGAGGGGCTACTGACAACAGGTTCAGCAAATAAAACAGCGTTCAAAAACCTATCTGGTGAGCAGGTAGGTCGCGGTAATTGGGGGATTGCCAAACAACAGTTCACACACGGTCAGCGTGACACCAACTATGACGAAACTGCTGGTGAGCAACGGTTAGGGAAACTTGAACCAACTACCGATGAGGCTAAACAGTGGGATGGTTGGGGAACAGCACTCAAACCTGCGCATGAACCTATTGTTATGGCACGCAAACCACTTGACGGAACTGTGGCAAACAATGTTCTTGTTCACGGTGTAGGAGGCATCAACATTGACGGGTGCAGAGTGCGTCGTGCTGATGGTGATGACTCTTATGCTGGCAACCGAACAGCAACATTTGGAACACAGGACACGCTAAGTGGTGGAGATGGTTCTGGGGGTTGGTCACAAAACGAGGAAGGTCGTTTCCCAGCAAACTTTATTCATGATGGCTCAGACGAAGTCTTAGAACTATTCCCTGATAGCAAAGCAGGCAAACCCCGTGAAGACAGAGGGACAGGAGGTATCTGGTCGGAAAGCATGGGTATTCCTTGCGGACCGCAATACGGGGATGACGGCTCAGCGGCACGGTTCTTCTATTGTGCGAAAGCCAACAAGAAAGACCGCAACGAAGGCTTAGAAGGGTTTGATTCAAAGCGTGAAGCAGATCGAATTATTGATGATGGTGTTGGTGGAGACAATCCTCGCAACAGAAGCAATACAGCAAAACTCAACCATCATCCGACAGTTAAACCGACAGACCTCATGCGCTACCTATGTCGCCTCGTAACCCCACCAAACGGCACAGTCTTAGACCCGTTCACGGGCTCAGGTTCCACAGGTAAAGCAGCCGTATTAGAAGGCTTCAACTTCATTGGCATAGAACAATCCGCCGAATATGTGGAGATAGCCAAAGCACGAATAAGGAAAGTCCAATGAAAGTATTTGTTCCCAACTACACCCGAGATGACATCCAAACCTATTTAGAGCACCAAGACGAAACCGTCCTATTAGCAGACGGCTTTGAACATGCTTTCCTAGGAACAACACAACGGATAAACGAACCACCCATAGCCGTCTACTCCTATCCGCTAATGGTAGAAACCCTGACACTCCGAGACGGGATGACCTATCTAGAAGCCGAAGAATACATTGATTTCAATGTCGCAGGTGCATGGGTCGGGGAACAAACCCCAATCATCGTCCACCCCATAAACCTTTAACCACGCGGCGCCATAGATAAACCCAAACAACAAGGAACTTTAATTATGACAACAATCGTAGGAATACAAGGAGACGGATACTGCCTACTGGCAGCAGACACCCGCATCACCTCAACAGACAGCGCGGGCGTCCCATACCAAATCATGACCCTCAAATCCGAAACATCCAAAATAGCCGTCAACGGTAAATACCTAATAGCAACGGCAGGAGACCTCAGAGCCATCAACCTCCTCACCCACACCCTCAACCCACCCATCTGCCCACCAAACCTCAAAGGCAAAAAACTAGACGAATTCGTCACCAACAAACTCATCCCCGCCATCAAAGAAATGTTTGAAAAGAACGGATACACAACAAACGAAACAACAGTAGCCACCAAAGCCGAACACGACTCCGAACTCCTCATCGCAATCAACCAAACCCTCTACCACATAGACGGCGACTACTCCTGGTTCACAGACCAAACAGGCATCTACACCCTAGGAACAGGAGCACCCTACGCACTAGGCGCACTACACAACATGCCCACCCCCAAAAACTCTCAACAAGCCAAAAGACAAGCCATCAAAGCACTCGCCACAGCATCCAAATACGACCCAAACACAGGAAGCCCATACCACACCAACATCCAACAAACACAACAGAAAACAGATAAACCTAAATGAAACAACAACACCACAACAACCCAGACGATACACAAACAAAACGCTGGCAAACCATGGCAGCCTGCCGAGGAAAAACACACCTCATGTTCCCCCAACACCACAAAGACATCACCTACATCCTAGAAGCCAGAAACATCTGCGCCCACTGCACCGTCCGACCACAATGCCTCAAAGAAGCCCTCGAATACCACCCAATAGACATGCACGGAGTATGGGCAGGCTTAACATCACGACAACTCGCCGCCGAACAAAAACGCAGAGGCATCAAACCCATCCGACCATCAATCAGCCAAATGTGGGAACTAGGCTAAACAAACCCCACAGGTATCACAAAAACTAGACCCCAAAACCTCAACAGGCTTCTTCTCACAAGACAGCAAACCACAAGGCTCCAACCTTCTCTCACCCCGCAAATAAGCCAACACCCCAAACAAAGGCTCAACAGGCTCAGACAACTCCAACAAAGGCAAACCCTCAGCATCACGCAAACCATTCACCAACAACAAACCCACAAGTTTCTGAAACGACAACTCCCGAACCACAGCCAAATCCACCAAACCATTCTTCAACCAACCAGGAACAGGAACAGTCACATACACCGTATCGTCATCATTAGCACGCCTCGGTTTAAACCCCATCAACACCACCCGAATCCCGAACAACCAACATCCCCAAATACTCACCAATAGACAAATCAAAAGCATCAGCCTGATCGACCATCAAATTCTTGATGTCTGCGTCAATTTTTATGGTGAGGGTTGTTTTTGTATTTGCTTGTGCTTTGTGTGGGGGTCTGCCGTGTCGTTTTTTCATTTGGGTTTATCTGTTCTTGTGTCGGGTGAGGAGTAGTCCGATGAGGATTCCGTGTGGGAGTCCTATGAGTATTCCGAAGATGTATTGTCTCATTATGTTACCTTAGTGTTGTATGTTGGTTGTATGTGTGTTTGAAGTGTTCTCGGTCTGCTCCTGAGGTGAGGTTGAGTCCGACTATTTTGATTACTTGTTTTAGTTTTTCTGTGATGTGTTGGTCGGGTTGTGCGGTGCCTGAGTTGATGGTGTCTCGGAGGTGGCAGTAGGTGTTCCATGCTTGTGCGGCGGTGGGTTCTGCGTCTGGTTGGGTTTGTTGCCAGTGTTCGTATATGGTGCCTGGGGTGGGGAGGTAGCGTTCTGTTTTGTTGAGTTTGACGAGGATGGCTTCTATTTCTTCGTAGGGGCATCCTTTTAGGACGAGATGCCATGCTCTGTAGATGGCTTTGTTTTGGTCGGGGTTATTGGGGAGTTCTTTGTTCCACAGTATGTAGGCGAGGTCTACGATTTTTGTGGTGTTTGCTTTGAGGGGGTCTTTGGGTTCACTCATCTAGGAACTCTTGTCGTGCGTCACGCTTTTTGGTGCGTTGAATGAAACCTTCTATTTTGTCTGCGTCTCTAAATATGAGGTCGATACTATTGTATTTCTTTTGTTGGGGGTTGTCGCCCATATGGAATTTGGACATGGCGCATCCGTTGATTGCGTCGCATGATGCTTCTATCCCGTAGTCGTGGATTGATGCCGCGATTTTGACTCGTCGTTTATGGTCAAGTACGGCTCGTTCGGAACCCATAACGGTGAGCCAGTGTTTCCATACGATTTGGACTGCTTCGTCGGATATGCCTTTGGCTTTTTCGTTTTGTTGTTTGGTAGCAATTCTAGGGCGTTTAGGTTTATTTGACTTCAGTTCGGTCATAAAACCAGACTACACCCTTTTACTTAAAAGGTCAAGTGAACGTCGCCAAATCAATAAATATCTTTTGCGGCCGGATCAATCACAGGGAATTGGATTAGTGGTATCAACGTTGCCCTAAGAAAGAGGCAAAGAACCTCTGTCGTAAAAAACTTTGGAAAGTCTGAAAACCTTTAGCCGACGTTTTTTGGCGCGAGAGCAGCCAGTGCCATATCCACGATTTTTTGACAATCGCAGATTCAGGTTCGACTATTTATCGTTAACGAAAGGTTATATACGCCACCGTGCCTCTTTTGAAGGAAGACCGTGATTACTATTTCATTCGCCACAGTCCCGTGGTGGTTGTACAAGATAGCAGATGATCCATCGTCCCGCACGCACGTTTCAAAACAAATCCACTAGTAACGTAATTTAGTGTCTGACAGTCCCGTGTACCCGCTGGTAACCACAACCTGTGGGGGTTGCTGGTTTGGGATGGCGGGACTTGCTAGCGTGTGGATTATCGACGGGGCTGTGAAGACCCCCTCTCCAAGACTCGTCGTGGTAGCAAGCGGGGCTAGTAATCCTTTGTGCTAGTCCCCGCTTGTTACTAATTTAAGAGATGGCGGTTTGTAAGTCGGATGGTTCCGCATCGACCGCGCAAGTTCGTTGTTTCCGCCACCGTTCAGTTTGTATAACCGTGTGGTCGTCTTCTTCTTAGAACGGTTCTTCATCG